CCATGTCACGGCTACAGTATACCAGCCAAAGCATGTAACGTAGGCGCTAAGCTTCGCAAAATAGCTAACTCAGTATGCTCTAGCTGTTACGCGCTCAAGAACAGATACATGTTCAACAACGTGCAGACCGCGATGACCAAACGTCTTGCTTCACTATCACACAACATCACGCTGTGGGAACGCAACCTAACTGAACTTATCAACCGCAAAGAAAAGTCTGGCTACTTCCGGTGGCACGACAGCGGTGACCTGCAAAGTATGGAACATCTCACAGCAATCAACAACATAGCAAACTCTCTGTCCCACATCAAGTTCTGGCTCCCAACAAGAGAAAGAAGTTTAGTGGGTTCATGGACAGCGCAGAATAAACTAGCACAAAACTTGACTATACGTCTAAGCGCTAGCATAGTAGGAACAGGACTTAGCTCTCCGACTGTCGGAAACTACACTATAAATACATCAAGTGTCGGTTGGGCTTCGTCCGCATTTCACTGCCCAGCCCCTAAGCAAAACAATGCTTGTGGGAGTTGTAGGGCTTGTTGGGACAGAGATATACCCAACACTAACTATCATCTGCACTGAACAAGAAAGCAAAAGACGCATGGATTAACATACTCCTGCGCCAGCACTACATAACTTGGGCTATCTGGGTAGCGCTCTTCATCAAGCTATACCAAGAAGCACACAAGTAACACCACAAGGGGAACTTAGCGTTTAGGCTAGGTTCCCCTTTTTTTTGCTGCGCCCACACACCGCTCGCCCACTGCCCACACCACCGGGCCGCCCCGAGCCCCGGCACCCACCCCTCCGCAGCCTCCCTCGCTTCGCTCGGTCGGGGGACTATCATGATTGAGGCCGGTTCAAACTTTTTTCTTGACTGCGTTTTATATATCGCTAGTAGATACGCTTGTGGCCGACCTTACGCAAGAATCTTTAAATGAGTCAATGCTCACGCTGGGTGTTGGTAGGTATCGTTCTAAAATTGAAAACTCAAAAGCCAGAGACGCTGAGTTAGAAACAAGATACGGTCAAGCTCTAATGCGAGAGGCTTTACCCAAGTTTTCTGTTAGCATTAAAGACTGGCTTGTGTCAATAGCAAAATACGCCACCCCAGCTCGCTACCAAATAGAACTACAGACGCTAGACCCCAAGGTAATTGCCTACATATCCACCAAGGCTATAATCGACAGCATAACAAAAAAGAGACCAATGTCTCAGGTGGCTATCTTCCTTGGTGCTCGCCTTGAAGATGAGATTAGATGTAAATTTCTACTAAATAATAACGAGGAGAAAGCTCAAGGCATTCTACTAGGAGCTAAGCGCAGAAAAGGACTCAACGCTAAAGTCCGACACGTTCGCTCCTCGATGAAAAACGAGGCAAGCAAAGGGCTTATGCCTGAGTTTAAAAAGTGGGCAACTAGAGACAAGACTAGCGCAGGATTAACAGCAGTAGAATTATTCAGAAGCTGCACCGGGTTGATTGAATACAACTATGTTCTTGAACGAGCTGGTCGCAGGCCGACTAGGTTTGTTGCTCCCACCAAGGAGTTGGTTGATTGGATTGAAAACTACAACGATAACCGGGAGCTTATGGAACCCTTCTGGTTGCCCACCGTAGAACTACCTGAGCCTTGGACAAGTGTTTGGAAGGGAGGTTACCCGGCTGACGACAGGCTACCAGAGGTTCCCTTCATCAAAACTTCGAACATGGACTACCTCCGCTCGATACCGGGAGAGCTGAAGGAACCTATGGGTGCTGTGAATCTAATCCAGCAGACTCCTTGGGAAATAAACTCAGCCGTAAAGGATGTCATGGAGTGGTCTTGGGACAACAACGTAGCCATAGGAGACATCCCGAACCGAAAGGACGAGGAGTTCCCTCCCCTACCTAATGACTTCAAAACAAACCCGGAAGCTAACGTCAACTGGAGGCGACAGGCTGCTAAGATATACGACATAAATCTCTCCACTAAATCTAGACGACTACTGACAGCCAAGGTTCTTCATCTAGCAAACAAGTTCGAAGGCAATCGATTCTTCTTTCCCTCCAATGTTGATTGGAGAGGCAGGGTCTACAACATTCCCTCATTCCTCAACGTCCAGAACGCCGACCCATCGCGTGGGTTGCTACAGTTTTTTCGTTCTGAGCGTGTCAAGACAGAAGCTCAAGCTGAGTGGTTGGCTATTCACGGCGCTAACACATACGGAAACGACAAGGTAACACTTGAAGAAAGAATCCAATGGGCGCACGACTACTCTGACGAGGCTTGTTTGATTGCGTCCGGTCCTAAAGAAAATCTAAGTTGGACTACCGCCGACAAACCTTGGCAGCACCTCGCTTGGTGCCTAGAATGGGCTACTTACAAACAGAAAGGATTTGTAGATTCTAAATTACCATGCGCTCAGGATGCAACCAACAACGGGCTACAACTCTTAGCTTGTCTAACTCACTGCGAAGAGACCGCTCACGCTACCAACGCATCACCCACTGACTACCCTCAAGATATATATTCAGTGATTGCGGCCCGTGTTAACTCCAAGCTGAAAGAAGACTCAAGTACGGGAAACGTAGTAGCTAAATCTTGGTTAAGATTTGAGGTTGACCGTAAGGCAACAAAGAGACCAACAATGGTATACCCATACGGGGGTACTTTTTATTCTTGTAGAGCTTACATCGACGAGTGGTATCAAGACCGCCTGCGAAAAGACCACGTTCCAAATCCCTTCTCCGAAAGCGAGAGATACAAAGTCACAGGCTACCTCGCTAAACTTGTGTGGCATTCTATTCAGGAGGTGTTCGATAAGCCTACCAAGTGCATGAAATATCTACAAGGAGTAGCCTCAGTAATGACCAGAGCTGGCAAGGTTGTTGAGTGGGTCACCCCTACCGGGTTCCCTGTTCTACAGCACTACGCCAAACAGACTTCCAAATCAGTGTCTACTAAGATTGGAGGTGAGGCTACTTGGGTAAACTTCCGCGACAGCACCGACGAACTCAGCGTAGCTAGGGCCAAGCAAGGAATCAGCCCTAACTTCGTGCACTCTATTGACGCTTCGATTCTCACCAAGACTGTGTTGGGTGCTAATTCATTAGGTATATGGGACTTCTCGTGCATCCACGATTCCTTTGGAACACACTCAACAAGGTCACACGACCTAGCCTTGGCCATAAGAAAAGCAGCTTCTGAAATTTTTAGTGTTGACTTGCTCCAAGAGTTCGACCAAAACCTCAGGTGTTCTAACCCTGAGTTGGAATTCCCTGAGTTACCTGAGTATGGAACATTTGACCCACAAGGGGTTAAACATAGTCGGTATCTCTTTAGTTAAACAACACAAAGAAAAACCAAAACCAATGAGTACAAACCTAAAATTAGTCACCCCTATCGGAACCGCAGTCTACCCTAAGTTGGTAGAGCCAGACACAGCGTTCGATGAAGTGGGTGTTTTCACCTGTAAGCTTCACGTTTCTGAAGAAGAGTTCGAAGCGTTCAAAGCTAAGGTAGATGTCCTAGCTAACGCTGCTTACGATTCCGAATGTCAGCGTCAAGGTAAGACAGTAAAGAAGGCCAAGAGCTGCCCTGTTCGAATCACCGAAGACGGCGACTACGAAATCTTAGCAAAGCAAAAAGCTAAGGTTACCACCCGTGCTGGAGATGTTATCGAATTCAACATCCCTCTGTTCGACGCAAACGTAAAAGCCATTACCAACAAACCTAAGATTGGCTCTGGTTCAAAAATCCGCATGAGTGCCGTCTTCAGTCCTTGGTATGTTCCAAGTCAGGGATGGGGTTACACCCTTAGACTTAAGGAAGCACAAATCCTTGAGCTGGTTGAGTATAGCGTCAGCGGTGGTGGAGGTTCCTTTAGCAGCGAAGCGGGAGGATACACCACGTCTGGAGAATCACTCAATGAGGCACTGGAGCAAAACCAAGAGGAGCAGGGTCAAGTCGCCCCGTTCTAAATTTCGTTCACGTTTCGAGGAGAGGCTCGCTTGCGGCTTAGACAAGCGCGGCGTTGCCTTCTCCTACGAATCGTGTCGTCTAGAATACACCGTAGTCCGTAAGTATACACCTGACTTCATTTTCCCAAACGGAGTCATGGTAGAAGCCAAGGGCTACTTTACTTCAGCCGACCGCACCAAGCATCTACGTGTTCGCGAATCGAATCCTCTTTTGGATATTCGATTTTGCTTCCAGAAGTCCGACAACAAGCTCAACAAAACGAGCAAGACAAGTTACGCCGACTGGTGTGACAAGCACGGGTTTCTTTGGTGCGAGCGGGTGATACCAAAAGAATGGGTTTTATAAACACACATCAACCGTGCGATGAATGTGGAAGCAGCGATGGACTTGCAGTCAACGAAGATGGCAGCTCAAAGTGTTTCGTGTGTGGAGAATTCACGCCAACAACCAACGAAGAACAGAACAACCAAATGGAAAACACAACACAACCGACTCCCCGGTTTATACAGGGAGACTTCATGCCCATACCCAGTAGAGCCATTCACATGGATGTCTGCAAACGGTATGACTACCGCATAGGAGAACACAACGGTGACGCATGTCACATAGCAACCTACCGTGACGAGGAGAGGAACATAGTCTCTCAAAAGATTCGTCTTGAAGGTAAGGATTTCAGAAGCATCGGAAGCCCTACTTGTTTTTGGGGTCAACACCTATGGCCTAACGGAGGCAAGCGCCTTACTATTACTGAGGGTGAGATTGATTGTCTCACCGTAGCTCAGGTAGTTGGAGAAGGTAAGTGGCCAGTGGTTAGCTTACCCTCAGGCGCTCAAGGAGCTAAGCGGGTGTTTCAAAAGCAAATGAAATGGCTTGAGAAGTTCGAAGAGGTTATCCTCATGTTCGACAACGACGAACCCGGCAACAAAGCAGCGGAGGCTTGTAGCCATGTGCTACCCGCTGGTTCCTGCAAGATTGCCAAGCTCACAGCAAAGGACCCCAACGAACTTCTAGTCGAAGGACGCAGCCGGGAGATTGTTGACGCCTACTGGCAAGCCAAGGTCTGGCGACCCGATACTATCATTGACGGGACCGAACTACTAGACCGACTCACCACCAGCAAAGTAAACGAGAGTGTTCCCTATCCTTGGGAAGGTCTTAACGATAAGACACACGGCCTTCGCAAAGGGGAAATCGTAACGGTGTGTGCTGGTTCTGGTATAGGAAAAAGCGCAGTCACCAAAGAGCTAGCCTACCACCTTCTTACGCACACCGATAAGAAGATTGGTTACATCGCTCTGGAAGAATCTATCGAGCGCACTGCTAACTCAATCATCGGCCTCGACATGAACAAGCTCTTACACCTAGAGCCTATTCAAGTTAACGACGATTATCGAAAGAGCTTTGAGAAGACGGTAGGCAGCGGTCGCGTGTTCTTCTACGACCACTGGGGTAGCCTTGAGTCTGACAACCTACTAAGTCACATCAGGTATATGGCTAAGGCCCTTGGTGTTGAGTATTTGGTGTTAGACCATTTATCAATAGTTGTCAGCGGTCTAGATTCTGGAGACGAGAGGCGCATAATCGATAACACAATGACCAAGCTCCGCGCTCTGGTTGAGGAGTGTAAGATTGGTCTCATCCTTGTGAGTCACCTCAAGCGCCCGGAAGGTCGCGGCCACGAGAACGGAGCAGAGACTAGCCTAGCTCAACTTAGGGGCAGCGCGTCCATAGCCCAACTAAGTGACATAGTTTGTGGACTGGAAAGAGACCAACAAAACGCCGAGGCTCGAAACACCACAAACATCCGGGTGTTAAAGAACCGCTTCAGTGGCGACACTGGTTTAGCCTCTACGTTGACCTACAGTCACATCACAGGACGGTTAGCCGAAACAGAGATTCTCGACAACGAAGAGCCCGAAGAAACCGATACCCCATTTTAATGAAATATAACAGTAACTTTAAGTATGACCTCAAGGTCGGGCAGGTAGCTGAGCAAGAGCTTGGCGATATGCTTGAAAACAAAACCATCGAAGTCAAACGAGACCTTATGGCCAAAGTTACTGGCAACCTGTTTATCGAGTTTGAGTCTAGAGGTAAGCCGTCCGGGATTGACAAGTCCGAGGCTGACTACTGGTGCTTCGCTCTCGAAACAGTTTTTATCCTTATCTCTTCTGAAAACCTTAAAGCTCTAGTCGAACCTCTAAAGGGAACCGACCGAGAGAAGAGAGGAGGAGACAACAACACCT